TGCTGGACCAGATGCGGTTTGAATACCTGATTGACCCACTTGCTCAATGCCAGCAGGAGGAGTTGGAGTAGCAGGAGGTAACGGGGTTGCTGGAGGTGGCACAGCCGCTTGACCCACACTTTCAATACCAGCAGGGGGTAGGGGGGTTGCTGGAGGTGGAACAGCGCCAGGTGCGGCTTGTAAAATGCCACCTGCTTCAGGAAGAACAGCACCTGCAACTTCAGGCAGTGTTGTAGCAGCAACTTCAGTAAGAGCAGGAGCTAAAGCGGCTTCAGCAGCGGTAGCAGCGGCGGCTTGAGTGGCGGCAGCGGTAGCGGCTTGAGTAGCGGCGGCTTGAGCAGCGGCAATGGCGGCAGCTTCGGCGGCGGCGGTAGCGGCGGCAATTTCAGCGGCGGTTAATGTGGCGGTTCCAGTAGCTACCCAAGTCATAGTTTTTCTCCCTCAATCCCAACTAAGTCATTGACAGAAGCTATTAAGCCTAAATCACCATAATTTGGGGCTATAACTTCATCTTCAATCTTATCTAAATTCTCTTCGCCCACATGGGCAGTTAAATGTATAGTTGTCCAGATGGTATCTTCGTGTGCATATACGGCACGTTTTAGACCTACTTCTGATACAAATGTACATGGTCCTTCTAACTCTTTTTTGCCAAACTCGGTAAACACTGTAACCTTGCCCTTAGAAATAATGTTTAAGTGCTGATGTTTATGTATTTTACCTATAACTAAGGAACCTTTCCGTAAAAGAATCTCTCTAGCATAAGTACAGCAACCGTATTTCTCATCAACTGGGGAGAAATAATGTTTTAGCGGGCTGTCATCAGGTACTAATTCACCAGAAGCTACCTTGTCTTTAATTCCTTTCTCAACAGTTAAGACGTCCTGTCTGAACTTTACCTTGTCGGGCGTGTTTTGTATAGCTGTTGTCATACAGTTGTGACCGTTACGGTTCCTATTCTTCCTATTGTTTTTACGCCTGTTAAGAAAATTAAAGGTTCTCCAAGAGCATTTACCCAATCTGAGCCGTTCCAATAAATTGGATACCCAAGGCTTGTATCAAAGTAATATTGCCCAACCTGTAGATTTTCTGTGGGTCTATTTGTCGTAGTACCCGAAGCGGGCACTGTTACGTTTTGAGTAAAGTTGTCAATCTGGTTAAAGTACAGACGCAGGGCGTTATTAAGCTGGTCAATGTAACGCTGGTTATAAACAATAGGCGCAACCAGTAAATTGGGTGCTTTTGAGGGGCGTAGTGGAGTTACAGCCATTATCTGCGACCATCATTTCTAATGTCAATTCGTGGGCTACCTAATTGCCAAGCCACACCTAAATCGGTAGACGTAATCCTAAATGCCATTTGGCGTCCACGAAGTCTGGTATATACCTGTCCATCAAATAACTGCACGTCATAATTGCGTTGACCTGTATAGTTTTGATCGCTTTGCACATCGGGCGAATCCGCTATTCCGTAAGGAGCACCAGAGTTTCTGCGAGGTCTCACCGTCATAATGACTTTGGGTTCATTTACATTAGAGCCGTTAAACGTAATGTCTGGCAGGATGCGCCATACAAAACCAAAGTTATGCCCGTCACCAATGTCAAAGTCAGAAGACTGGATATATGCCTCAATCGGTATTGGAGTTAACCCTGATACGTCATCTACGTTGGCTTCGTGAAACAAAATTTTATTGCCTTCAGGATAGGCAGCCATTGGAAATTGACGTAATGGGGAATCAAGCCAAGCAGTTCTGCTCATAGTGCCGTACGACCATACCCGTTCAAGATAGTTGTAGATTACATACTTATCAATTTGATTGCTGTTTTCCGAACAGTAGAACCACCAGACTTCACTATAGGCTTCGTTTGAACCCGCAAACACTTGGAACGATTGATCTTTATTAATGTCTTCAAACACATACTTCCACAGCGAACAAGGCAAGGTTTCTACACGGCCTGTGTATGAGAAGAACTTATCTACGCCCATCCAGTACGTTACGTTGTTAATAGTAATAGTGGCATTAGGCCCCATTACAGAAATGTTGTCTTGCAATAACTGAAAGCCCCAGACGTACGGCGGTCCAAGATACTGCATAGAGTAAATGGCGGCATCAGACCAAACCAGAATCTCCTGGCGGGTAGATTCCGCACACATAATGAACGAACCAATGTTCAGACGGTATTCACCAGACTGGTTTGTAGCTGCTGGAACCCAGTCAAATGGATTCTCTTGGTCAGACCAACGTACTAAAAGTGGATCAAACTGAGTGTCGGGGTCGCCTGGATCATATGGGTTGGCGCCAAAACAAATAGCAAAACGCTGAATTGACGAGCCAATGATCTGATTAGTTCTATTAGGAACAAACTGTCCCGCAAATCCTTCGTTTGTAGATACCGTATTTAACAAAACTGCTCGAACAGTAATTCCTAAAGTCGCATCCCAGTAGTAAACAGCCCCGCCACGAGGAGCAATAAGCAAGTCTTCACCAAAGTTATCGTTAGTCCAAAGACGAAGCTGTTGTCCAATACCAACATCAGCCGCAGTACCCCAACCACGGAATGGGACTACAGGTGTTGAGACTACTACAGTGCCACCCGTTGGGCCATTATTGGAGGTTGTATAGGTAGTAGATCCAATAATCGTTGAAAAGGTATAAGCATTGGCATTAACCACAGTAATTGGTATTGCTTTAATAAATGGTGCAGACGCTATGCCGCAGACGTTACCAGATATGCTGTTGAAATAAACCGAATTGCCATTAGCAAGACCGTGGGCAGTTTGAGTTACTGTAACCGTGGTGCCAGGACTTGTACAAGTAAACGGGTTGGTAAGTGATGTTTGGATATAGGTAGGCCATGTGCCTGCCCCCCAACCAGTACCCTGAATAAAAACATCTAGTCCTGTTTGTATTTGGAACGCCATAGTAATCGTGTTTCCACCACCAGAGCCAGTAGAGTTTGCTACATTTGCTACGGTAAAACTAAATTGGGTTGTATCAATATAGGTAATCTGGTGTTCTTGATTTAAATCTGCGGCAGTAATTGATCCAATTGCGTTAGCGCCCGTTACAGTAACAAAGTCATTTGTCAGACCTCCGTAACCAGTTAAAGTTACAGTTACAACGTTTGAACCGTTTGTAGTAGCAATGCAGTTCACTGTGTTTGGAGATGAATTTGCCGTAAAAGTAACTCGAATTGGGGTTACATCGTTATAGTCACCACCTTGCTCAATATAGTATTTAAAATTAGTACCAACACCCAGTAAATTGGCACCGTTTAAAGTAGCCCAGTTCCACAGCGCACGAGCAATACCTAAAAAGGTTTCATTAGATAGCCGAATCCAACCACCAATTTTTTCAGGAAAGCCAGAACGAAACCGCACCTTGTCGCAAGCGTACCAACCGCCCTCATTGGAGTAGTCAGTACCTTCTCTGTTGACACCAGGTCTAAATTGTAGCTTCTGTAATGGCATACGGGTTTACCCTAAGATAAGAACAATGCTCGTTCGTCGTTTCTACGAGTAACTAAGCCTTTTAGTACTTTACCGCCAGCCAGCGTATATTTCAAGAACTCTTCTGCCGCCCCTTCCATTTCACCCCGAAGAACCTTTTGACGGAGGGTGCTTCTCTGCAATGCTCCCAGACCAATATTGAAGCTAAAGCTAACAAGAGCATCGAACTGACCTTGAGTGAGCTTAACGGGACAGTAGCGTTCAACACCTCGCTCAAAGCGATTAAGATCGTCTCTAAGAATGTCATCTACTTCCTCCATTGAGAATGTGCGGTTATCCCGTTCTTCTAGTGGGTAGGCATCCCGCTCGTCTATTTTTAAAGCACCTTGCCGTGGGTAGAGTACATGCCCGACACCAATCGTCCAAAGTTTAGCTGGACACCGATATGGACGCTGACGGACACCCTCATGGTGACGAATCATTTTTAGAGCTTTTTCGCTTACTTTCATTTCTTACTAAATGCCTGAGTCCCGAACCAGAAAGCTATGATGGACGCCAGAATCTGCATCTCGTCTGCATCAAACACCATAGGGATAGCTTCTGCAAACGCTACACCGCTAGACCATGCCCACCAGATAGACGCTACATCTACGATAATTAAAAGGAAAACAAACAGGTAGGTTACGACTGGACGAACCGAAGCTCGTAGGTTAATAATCCACTGAGAAGCACCTTTACCGATTTCTATATCGTGGTTGTACATAGCTGTGCGTTCTTGGGCTTGAGTCTCCATCTGGACTTGTTCTGTCCTGATCTCTTCGATACGGGCTTGGGCTATATAGCCCGCTTCCATCATCTTAAGTTCCCGCTCCATCTGCATGGCGGCAAGTTCTATTTCGTGCTTTTTATCAGCCTTGTCTTGAAAGAAGTCCAGTAGTTTAGGCAGACCCCCCATGAGGAAGGACAGCGCTGTGGATATTAGGGTAAACATTATTTCTTACTCCTTGATAACATGGTTGCAGCAATAAAAAGCATTGCTTTAGTTTGCTCTAAATCGGCTGGGGGTTTATCCCAACCAACGGTAATCTGCCCTACAAACCTACTGGGGTCTGGCGGTACACTAATTCTACATCCAAAGGTCATCCCTTTTTCAATATACCAAAGCCCAATTTCTGACTGTGCAGCCTTGTACTCTCCACAAGGAACATTACCCGCCATTAAAGATACTACATCTTGGTTATTTGCTTGATTAGAAGTAAACAACCCAACATCTAGCCCATCATTCGTCTTATCCCGACCAGTCTTTGTATAGGCTCGGTACTGTACTCTAGTGTCAAACAACGGGTTTACCTTAAATATCGCTACTACAGTTGCATCAGTTGTTTTAAATAAATGAACTGCAGCATCATCTACTCTATCTTCGGCAATACTGGGTAGCTTCTGACTTTCTTTATAAGTGCCAACAATTAGCTCTTGATTGTCATAAATAATGTAAGCACCAAACGCCAACACCGCCATCAAAATAACTGCAAACAGCTTAAATGGGGAATCTACATATGCCAATACTTTAGAAAGCGTGTCATTGGCGTTAAGTTTTTCTTCAGCCATTATTTTTTACCACCCCACACTATGTAATAAGCAATCCAAGCTGCTGCCATAAAACACCAAAACTGTACCGAGCGAACCTTTGACAACTCGGCATCAAAATAATCTTTGTCTGCCTTTTCCAGCTTCTCAATTTCAGTCTTAATCTGTATTAACTTATCCCACTCTTTAGTACCGTACTTCTTGACAAAATCTACCCTTAGTTTGTACTCCTCATCCGTAATTTGTTTACGGTGTTTGTACTCCTCAAGGGCTTTAAAGATTGCCCGTTCCTTCTTTAACTCTGCTTCTCTGCGCTCACGAATCTTTGCTTGCGCTCTTTGTCTTGCTACATCAACTGCTTCTTTCTGTACTTCTTCGATGTTCTTACCGATCTCACGACCAGCTTCACGACCTGTTTTAATCCCTTCGCTGATGCCTTTAGCGCCAGCAGATAACCCCAGTTCGTCTGACATACATCATTACAAACCTTCACCTGGCGTGACATAAACAACTGCATTACCCGATGCAACAATCGCAGATACATAGAATACATAGCCACCCTCAGTAGTTGGTATGCGTGGTGCTGTAAAAATATTGGTTGCGTTGTTATGTAGCACTAAACCGTAATTGGGCGTTCCAGCAACAGGAATGGCAACATCGGATGTGGATGTTGTGCCACAACGAATGAATACATCGCCAGCCGTACCGTTGTGGAGACGGAGTTGATTGCATGGGGAATCGGCTGTTATAGCTACGGTGTTAGCGGATGTAGCTACATTTATTCGTACCGTTTTGCCCATCTCTTGAAATGGGATATTGTTCGCCATTAGATAATGTCCTTCCCACCAGCGTTGCCAGGCTTGGAAGTCGGTGATTTCTTAGGGTCTGTGCCACCAAAGTTAAACATGGAGCGATAGCCACCATTAGGCAATTGTCCTGGACTCCAAGCTACTCCACCACCCGTTGTATCCGATGGTGCTTGTGGTCGGCAAGCGTAAGTGTAGTCATAGCCTTTATTCGGTTTTGTTAACGGAGCTTTCATTTGGTTCTCTCTTTCGTGTGTTGAGTAGAAGATAACTGAAAAGGCAGAAAAACGCCATAGTTCCTAGTCTTTCCAGAGTTGGTTCGTACATTGTCCAGCACGCTAGGCTGAAGGTTAAAGATAAAGCCAAAATCACCATCAAGCGGTCTGAGATGACCTTTAATGCTAGGCGTATTAATGCGACTGCTTCCATAATTATCCCCTGAATGATTAAACAAGTTCATAGTTTAACCTTCCTCATCATCTGTTGCAATAAACCCACTACCCCATTCATCGTCAGAAATCTTCTGTTTGAGCTTTTCCACATTAATCGCACGGTCTAGCACCTTGCACTTGTCGGTTAAGGATGCTTCTGGATCATTCATCACATCCGCCAGCAAGACTTCGATGGCGCTTTCAAGCTCTGGGTTTAAACCCTTTGATTTCTTTACCATTTAATCTCCAGCCATTGCGCCACCAGCGGTAGTCAAACTAGTCCTAATGATCCAGCGTGCGGTTTGGGCAGCAGAACTTGGCTCAAGTGTCATTTCGACTATACGAATACGGTCTGATATTTGCTTGGATTTAGCGGGCGTAATTAACTGGTTGTTCTCTAAGGCTGGTTTAATTAAACGATTCCAGTTATCACCGACTGTGCCTGGAGCTGCTCTGGATAGGGTTGTATTAATGGCTTCGTTAAACGCAGCTAATACATCTTTATCTTGACGAATTAAGGGTGCTAATTGATTTAATCGTTCAGTTTGTCCACCAAGGATAATCTTTTCAATTTCCCTAACTGGATCGCCAGTCATGCCTAATTGCCGTAGTTTGCCAGCAGCACCCATTAGCTCTTTTGCTTTTTGCTCACCTTCTTTGGTAATCTGTTTGGCGCTTTTTTGACCTTCGACTAAGGCGGCATTAGCAGCTTTTTCTGCGTCTGATTTAGCTTTGTCTGCTGCGGTTTGTGCAGCGCCAGGCAATGCCTTCATCTCGGTTTTTAAGCCTTGTGCCAAGGCGGTTGTCTTTGGTACAACGGATTCAGCACGGGTAATGGCTGCCAAATGGTTATTAACACGCCCTGATAGAGTGGGAAACAACTCTAACCACTCTTTGTTATCAAAAGCAAACTTCCTTACATCTTTAGCATTGCTATCCCGCAAGGTTCTAGCAACATAATCGGATGCTGCTTTTTCTACTAATGCTGAATCTCTTGTTAAATTAATTAAATCTCTTACCTTTTTTTCAGTAGAGAAAAACTCTCCTGGCAAACCAGAAGGATCGTAAGTTAAGTATTCTGGGTTAATTTGATCCGTTTTAATGAGCTTCTTACCAGCGGGTATCTTGAGGGCATTTAAGAGTTCGCTGCTTTCTGCATAGTTTTTTAATAAAGAATCAAACTGCCCATCTTTACCACCAGCATATTGAACTTGAGCTTCTCGGATTTTTTTATACAGATCGGCAGCTTGTTGCTTTTGCAAACCTTTAAAGCCAGCTACTTCCTTGCCATTAAAGACTTCGCCCAAGCGCCTACGGATGTGGTCCATTGCTTCAAACGCAGTCGGCACTGTGCGAGAAATAGCTTTTCCAGTTTGAGCATCAATTCCTTCAAAAATAACTTGATCTTCAATGGATTTACGGATATTTTCATAAGTGCCTTTTAATTGCGCTTCTGTAACGGGTGCAAACTGAACATCCTTGCCAGCCTTACCACGCACCAACTGTTTGTTTAAAAAGTCTTTTAATTCGGTAAATGCTTGCGTGGTTTGAATACCAATTCCCTGTGCTTCTTTACCACGAACTAAGTCATCTACTTCTTTTCTAGCTGTTTGATAGGCTTCGTTGATGGCTTTTTGCTCATCACTAACTACCTGAACAACACGATTTTGCAAGACCGATCCAATATTTGACAACGGCACATTAATATCGCCAATCTGGGATAAGGAATCTCTTGCTCTACCTGCGGCTTGTTCACCAGCAGCCCTAGCTCTACCTGAAATACCGAGCTTTTGCTGCGCCTGAACAATAGAAGAATCAATAATAGACTTGGCTCTAGCATCCCCCTCATCCCGTATGCGTTTTGCTTCATCACGGCTTACAAGCAATGCCTTTTCTGCACGGGTTCGGTATTCAGAAAGCACCTGATTAGCTTGGGATTGGGCTTTAGTAATGTTTTCAGATACTTCAGACTGTATCTTTTGATCGGCATTTTTTAATGTATCAAATACTTGACGGTACGCATCGGTATCTGTTTTAGATACCCGCAGCCTGTCTGATTGTAAAAACTGATTCAGGGGTACTCTGTTTCTAAAGTTTTCCAATTCCCGTGTGGCAGCTTCTACAAACTCACTTTCACCACCAAGTGCTTTTTTAGCACCCGCTAATAGTGTTTTAACACCTGTGGGAGCTTGAATTAAAGCAGATGCAGCCGTAAATGCGCCTGGTCCTAAAAAACCACCAACCGTTTCAGCTATATTCTTGCGGGTTACTTGAACTCCTGGAATATCGGCAACCACCTTTTCACCACCAGGAACTATCTTTCCAGCCAATTCAGCGCCACCACCTGAAATCGTACCAGCAGCAGCACCACGCAATCGTGCGCTTCTTGCTAATTGACCACCAGCTAATAAAAATGGAGCAACAGCAGCACCACCAGGTACAGCGGGAGCTACCATTCCAGCGCCAGTCATAATTTCTGGCATTGCATATCCAACAACTCCACCAGCGCCCATAGCACCTAGAACATCTTTTCCTTTATCAAGTAATGTTTTTCTTGGAGCTTTTGGTTCTTCAACCTTTACTTCTGGAACAGTTGGCAATCCAGAATCATCAAAACCCTTACCTTTTGGCGTGGGTAAATCAGAAATATCTGTTTTTACTGGTTTTGGTAGATCGCTAATGTCAACCATTATCTGTACCCTTGACTAGCTAAATAATCCTTTGCATCTTGTTCGTTGCCATCAAAATTCTCATCCGCATAGGTTTTTAGCTTATCGCCAGTTGGCATTGGCTTTGCCTGTGCTTGTGTTGGCGCTTGTGGCGACTGTGGCAAATTATCTTCTTGCGGTCTTAAATTAGGATATTGACGCTCTAAACGCAATTGTTCCTTAGTCATTTCCGTTAAACTTTGATTAATAGCATTATTAATTGCTTCATAAGGTCTAAAACCAGCTTGGTAAAGGGGAGCAAGAATCTTGTTCTCAACCTTGGTCAAAGCCTTACCAGCAGTTTCAAATTCAGAACTTCTAAATAGAGCTAGAGTTCTAATTAGCTTAATAGCTTCTGGATCATCTCTAAAGTTATATTCTGCAAGACGATTATCAATACCAATTAAGCCAGAAAGCTCATCCCACTTGCCTTCATTTTGCAATCTTGTCAATATTGGCAATGCTTCTTGAAGTTGCGGAACTATTTTTTCTCTAAGGCTATGCGCTTGAATCATTACTATAGGAATCTTTCCACCACCAGCGCCAGCACTTTTCATTTCAGCAATCTTTAACGCATTGGCTCTGCCTAATTCTTTATCAAGAACATCAATGGATTGTTTTAAAATGGTGTTAGCACGCACAATTCCCTGTTTAGCATCCACAGCTCTAATAATGTCGCTTCCTAGTCCAGCAATAGCCGTACTTTTAATTTTTTGAGCTTCAGCCATGTTGTACGGCATCATCGCAATAGAACGGTCAAACTCTTTGCTAGCACGATCTAGCTTGCTTTGTAATATTTTGTATTGTTTGTCAAACTCAATTTGATCCCGCTTAAACTCATCAGCACGACCTCGTTGGTATCCAGACATCATGCCAGTCATTGACTTGATAGCACCTAAACCAGCTTGTTTACCACCCGTATTACCCGCAATTTGACCTACAACCCCAATAATGCTGGCAAGTGTAGCCATACCACCAAGGGTTTCTTTGCTAACGGTAAACTGGCTCATGGCTCGTTCTGCTTCATCCATAATGCCTTGCTCACGGGAACGGGCTTCTTTGACAAACTTGCCTTCTTCGGCACGGTAAGCAGCTTCAATCTCAGGCAATGCCTTTTCTTTAGCAATTTTGGCTTCAGTTTCTCTTTCCTGTAAACGCCTTTCTTCTCCAGCCAATTCAACGGCTACACCAATACCTTCTTTTGGGCTTTTAATGCTTGATGCCTTTTGAAGCAAAGGATCAATTCCACCCATTTGAGTATTTAAGTCTGGATTAAACTTTCCAGGACCAAAACCGATGTCCATTTCTGCCATTACTATCTCCTAACTGGCGTGGTTACTTGGTAAACGGGTGCTTGACCAAGAATAAACGGAGCTGCCATCTGTGCTAATTGGCTATAAAACTGTTGATTTGCAGCATTGATGGCTTGATCTGCCTGTAAACCAGTACGAATAGCACCTTGGATATATTGATCGCCAATATTGCTAATCCGTAATCCTAGGTCAAATTGGTTTTGAATTAAACGCTGCGTTAAATCGGCTATTTGGTTTTGAGCTTGAGCTGTGCCAACACCACCACGGGTTGCAACACCTTGTTGAAGTTGCGCTCTAGCAGCATTTAATATTTGGCGGTTGACTGGGCTTAGTTCGCCACGCTCGGCAGCACCCCTAAGTTGTGCGCCAGTTTGCTGATATGGTCTGCCAAGAGCTTCCATTTCTTCTCTAGAAGCCCGAGCTTGTTCCTGTGCTTGGCGTGTTCTAGAAAGGTTTTGAGCAGTTAAGCCGCCTGTTAGCAATGCACCCAAACCAAGGCGAGGTAGGTCTTTCTCGGTAATTCCAAGGCGATCCATGACACCTCTGGGTGGTGCGGGAGCTGGAGCTGGAGCTGCTGGCGTATAACCAAACATCGCATTTTCTTCAGGAGTAAAAGTTCTTCCTTGAATATCAGCAGCAGTTGTTGGAGGAGTAAATTGTCCTGGACCAAAACCAATATCCATTTGCGAATAATCAACAGGAGGAGCAGTATCGGTATAGCCATAATCTTGCACTTGTTGAGGAGTAAAGTCTGCTCCCTGAGTGTCGTATGATTCTACAGGCGGGTTATAAACACCTTCACCAAAGCCAATGTCATAGCTGTAATCTTCTTGAAACTCAGGTAATCCCGTTGATGGATTCATTGATCCTGAACCACCACGCTTCTTTAAAAGTGCTGCTTCTTGAGGGGTAATGTGGGCTAAAACCGTATCCCTTCCACGACCTTGAGAGCGGATTAACTCTGCTAATGCTGGTAAATCAGCACTCAGAGATTTCATTAAAAGTTTAGCCATGATTAACTCCCTGTTTCGTCTTTAACACGCAATGAAGCAATATTCCAAACTGGGCGACCAGTAGTTTGTTCTCCACCGCCACCGATCACGGGAGAGCCAGCTCTTAGCGCTTGGGCTAATGCTGACGATCCTGGTGCGGGTTGTCCTGTAGTGGTTGCATCCCCCATGGGTGGTGGGGTTGACACTTGACCTGATGGTGGTGGAGCTTGTCTGCCTGTTGGAGATGGTGCTAAGTTTTGCGCTGTGAATTGAGCTGCTGTACGACCAGCAGCACTACCCACAAAACGGGCTAATTCTGGGCTAAGTCCTGTGCTTGTTCCAGCAACGCCTTCTTCTCCATAAAATCCACCTTCTTGGGCTTCGACATCACCAATGCTGGTATCGGTAAGACCGCTTGTTACAGCACCCGCTACACCGCCAGAAACACCCCCTATGAGTGCGCCACGCCCAACATCTTGACCACGCAAAGCTGATCCTACTGCACCGCTAGTAGCGCCAGATACAGCACCTCTAGCCGCTGCGCTTGCACCAGCACCAAGCTGTGATCCAGCAACACCGCCAGCTCCACCCGCAGCAGCGCCAATTGCGCCCGCTTTTAAGACATCGCCAATATTTCCACCAGCTACGGCAGTATTGACAGCGCTAGTTGCACCACTAATGGCAGCAGCACCAACAGCAGCAGTAGTCGCTGCACTAGCTCCAGCTACGCCCATACCCTTTAAAATAGCGCTACCTACGGCTGGTCCAGCGTAAACAGTAGCAACAACCGCTACTACAGCAACAAGAATGGGAACTATTCCACCTCCGCCACCACCTTGGGGTTTAATTTTGTGGTCACCAATATGCTGAAAAGCATGAATTGGTAGGTCTGGAATGTCTAATAAAGCGCAAGCTCTATCGTTAAATCTGCCAGGTAATCTCGTCATATTCTCATCTCCACTACTACTGATTTATGTTCAAAACCAACACGCTTTAACAAACGCTCATTCTTTTCGTTCACCTGACCTTGAATACGGTCTGCACCATAGGATTTTAATAAGTCTTTGAATTGGCTGACAAGTTCTTTATTAACAATCATCTTGCCACCAATTGAACAAATAAATGCAACATACGCATTGGGGTAATTAATAAATGAAACGGCTGCTGCACCATGCACTTTATTGTCCTCAGAAAATGCGGCAAACAATCTCCAAGTATCTGATACTAAAAGACTTTTAATTTGTTCTAAGTCATACTCTGCATCGTACTCTGCAATACCATCTGCTAGATAACCCTCCACAGAGCGCCATACAGCGTTTACCAAATTGTGATGGATGCAGTAAATGTGCATTACAGGCGACCTTCATCCATTAATTCTTTGACCATCATGCCAGCCGTAATGCCATTAGCTAGTAATTTATAGTTCACCCCTTCGTTGCCAACATCTTCAGGAGCAATTAATCCTTCCCGAATAGCCACTTCAACAGCCATGGGGTACATAGTAGGATCACTTAGCGCTGCTTCGGCTATTTGACCAGCACGAATTAGCAACATTGGATCAATATTTTGATCTTTAATTACTTTTAATAGCTCTGTTTTAGCCTTTTCAACTTCAGGTGGTTGTTCAGGTTTACCTTTTCTTCTAACCAAATCCATGACTTCTGCATCAATTTCTTTTGGTTGAAAACCCATTTTTTCTGGTGGGGGGGAGAGTGGTTTCGTAGCCATAGTTTATAGTCCTAGTCCAGCAGCAATTTGTTGATGAATATAGAGGTGTGAAGCGATCCAATCGTAGAAATCTTCCTCGTTATTAAAGTCCACATCGAGCATATTAAAGGGATTATTAAGCCCTAAAAGGGTTGAAAACGCTTGATGTTCGACCTGGTGAGCCAATAACCAGTCATCTAGGTTGTCCACGCTAGCATCGGTGATTGGATAAATGGGTACAGAGATACCTAAGTCCATAAAGGTTTCTTGAAACAGCTTATGTTGCGTACCGTTCTCAAAAA